AAGTGGAAGGGTGGCTAGATGATTTCTGCATGGATAGGAAGACAGTTCGCTCAACTGAAGATTTTGTAAATCTATACAAATCATATGAACTGAAAGCAGCACACATGACATACATGCGTTCAACTTTTCAGAAAAAGTTTGATGAGTTTGCAAAGGTAGCTGAAGGTAAAGATAAAGAACTATGTGAATGTTATTCTCAGTTCTCAAAGCCAGAAGCAAAGAAGCTATTCCAAATGATGCAGAATCTATATGCAGCATGCGATATGATTCAAGAGGTAGCAAAGGTTGTTCGTGCCCCTCGTAAAAAGAAACCAGTCTCTACAGAAAAGATTGTATCAAAGCTCAAATATAAGAAAGAAGATTCATCTCTTGGAATCGTAAGTTTGAACCCTGCACAAATACTTGGTGCTAAGGAAGTTTGGTCGTTCAATACAAAAACACGCAAAATATCCAGGTTTATAGCTGACGACGTGCAAGGTCCGCTAAGTGTCAAGGGTGCCTCGCTAATAGGCTATAATGAGGCGAAATCTGTCTCAAAGAACCTGCGTAAGCCTGCAGAGCAACTTGCAGAGTTCAAGAAGTCGGGCAAAGTTCAACTAAGAACCTTTTTGGATAATATCAAAGCCGTTGAGATCAAGGCAAATGGTAGAATGAATGAAGACACTATTATTCTAAAGATATTGACATGACCGAAGAAGATACGTTCAAAAAGCTAAAAGGTCTTACTTGGCAAGAGGCTAATGAGATGTTTTCAGTTTTATATAGACAAGGTATGGATTCTCCCACCACGTATACTCTAAAAGATGTCGAAGATTATGTAGACATCGGACTTCGTCCTTATGGTTGGTCCATTGCTGCAATAAGTCAACTAAGGCCTTGACATGAAGATTTATTTGGATACCGAATTCACTGGTTTGCATCCAGAAGCAAAACTTATTAGTATTGCTTTGGTCGACGAAACAGGTGACTATTTTTATGCTGAACTTACCGATACATACAGATTGGAAGATTGTTCACCTTTTGTAAAAAGTTATGTTCTGCCATTTTTGAGAAATGAGAATAGAATGTCTCATTATGAATGTTCTCTAAAAATAGGTAGCTGGATTGAATCAAAAGGTTCGTGTATTATTGTTTCAGATAATCCATCCTGGGATATGCCATATTTGCATAAACTATTGGAACCAGTCTGGCCTGAAAATCTAGAGACATTTACTATTAGGATTGCTATTTCAGATCCAATCAAGGAAGATATTATACTTGAGAATGATTTTGACATTCATAATGCTTTGGACGATGCCAGAGTTATGATGCTTGCTGACAAAAAGAAAGAAGCCGAAGAATACTGATAAATATAGTCATGAAACTTTCTAACCTATTCGAAACTAAAAATCCTGGATATAAGTCCGGTGAACCTTACTGGGAACTAGATATCGACAATAAGGTATATACTGTTCACAGCGAAGATGGTACGGAAGTTGCTAGTTATCCTTTTCAGCATGTATGGGATTCTAGTCCTGCAAAACGTCAGGCCCAGGCAAAATATTCAGAACTATATAAGGTATATTTTCAGAGAAAAAAAGCAGATGATGAAGCAAAAGCAGATGCTAAACCATTATCGTCTATAGAAAAGAAATATTACGATTTGAGTAAATCCGTTGAGAAATACAATAGATTGATTTTTCCTAAAACTCCCGAAGATAATATTCTAGATAAAGAAACAAGAGATCTTTATATGGAAACTTCTATGAAATGGATGAAGGAAATGGAAAGATTAGCATCCGGCGGAACCATAAGAAAATCCGTAATAGCGGGAACATATAAACCTGCCGTATAGTCATAAATAGTGTATCACTGGAGTTGATACATTATGTCCGCACAAATTATGTCAACGATTATATCAAATCCTACATGCGAATATTATGCGTGTAATTTACCAGCGATCAAATTTTTTACAACTACAAAGAAATGGTGTTGTCAGCATAATTCTGCAAGATGTCCTGGCGTAAGGGAAAAGACTAGACTCACAAATATTGAAAAATATGGTACAGATAACCCTGCAAAGTCTAAAGAAATAAAAGATAAGATAACATTAGGTAATACGCTTATCGACAAAGATGTGGTTGGATTGAAAAGAAAGAATACATGCATAAAAAAATACGGAATAGATAATATATCTAAATTATTATCTACAAAGAATAAGAGATTAGAAACGTTTGAATCTAAATACGGTGGCCATCCGTTGACGAATACGGATGTCATACAAAAAAGAAAAAATACACTAATTGAAAAATTCGGTGTTGATAACTATGGAAAAACAGGTGAACATACGCTGAGGATGACTGAGTATTATAACACATTATCCGAAGATGTATTGGCAGACCGTGTTCAAAAAACATTACACACAAAATTTGAATTAGGAATTATAACAAATCCTGATTTGAAATCTGACTTTGAAAAATATTATGATGAGGTAAGAAATCTATCTAATAGAAATTATAAGAAGAATAAACTCCTAATAAATCCTAATAATTTTAGCCGTGGAAGAACTTCGTATCACTTAGATCATATTTTTAGTATAAAAGATGCTTTTGAAAATAATGTTCCGGTTGAAGTAGTGTCGCATAGATCAAATCTTAGAATGTTAGAATATGATAAAAATATAGCGAAGGGTGGCCTATCAGAAAAAGCCCTATCATCTTTATTTGAAGATTTTTATAGGAATAAATAAATGTCCGCACAAGTTACCCCAAGAGTCATATTGATGAAGCAAATCGAGCTTAGTCTCGGTGCGCAAATGGTGGACGTAGAATTAGATGTGGAACATCTAAATCTTGCTATTACGGTCGGAATCCAAAAGTTGCAACAGCAATCCGATGGATCATTGCTTGAGAAAGATATTTTTCTACACATCACACGAGACATAACTGAATATACACTCCCTGAAGAAGTGCAAGAGGTGCGACGTCTATACCGCCGTGGTGTCGGTGCATATACTAACGGCGGTGTCAACTTTGACCCGGTTGATGCTGCATTCTATAACATCTATCTATTACAACCTAATAGATCAGGTGGATTGGCTACCTGGGATTTTTATAACCAGTTTCTGGAAACAACAGAAAGAGTTTTTGCAAGTCAGTATAACTTTACATGGGACGTAAACTCAAAGAAGCTTACTATTATTCGCCGTCCAACTGCCGACGAAGATGTAGCGGTTAGAGTTTACGCAAGAAAATCAGAAGACGATCTAATCAATGACCCTTACACGGGTCCTTGGTTACGTTCCTATGCTACTGCTTTATCTAAGTATATGCTCGGTGAAGCAAGAGACAAGTTTCCATCGGGCTTTCCCGGCCCTAGTGGAAATGTTCAACTAAATGGTGCTACTATGAAGCAAGAAGCACAAGTAGATATAGACAAGCTTGAGAAACAGTTGCTTGATTTGGTTACCGCCGGTGATGGCTACGGATTCATCATAGGCTAAAGTAGTAACAAAAATAACGAACCCCTAAGCTGTCTGCGTATAACTACATAGACTAAACTTAGGGGTTTTCTTATGATTGTTGGATTGATTGGACTCATCAATAGTGGTAAAGGTACAGTAGCTTCAGAGCTTGTACAGAAATATAACTACAGGCAAGATAGCTTTGCAGCCAGCCTAAAAGATGCTTGTGCAATGTTATTTGATTGGCCTCGACATTTGCTCGAAGGCGATCCAAAAGAGTCAAGAGAGTGGAGAGAGATTGTAGATCCGTGGTGGTCTGAAAAGTTAGGTATCTCTAACTTCAGTCCGAGATACGCATTACAGATTATGGGGACTGATGTTTTGAGAAATCACTTCAATCAAGACATATGGTTTTTGACTGTAGAAAATCGTATTAGAAAAAATCCAGATCAAAACGTTGTTATCAGTGATGTTCGTTTTCCTAATGAGATCGAGTTTATTAGAAAGCAAGGTGGTATACTTGCCAGGATAAATCGCGGACCCAATCCTGTATGGTATGAAACTGCTGTAATGGCAAATAATGGTAACTCTATTGCAAAAGAAGTCATGACAAAAACATATTCTTCCGCACATTTTAGTGAATGGGCATGGGCAGGATCAAAAGTAGATTTTGAGATAAATAACAACGGTACATTAGAAAACTTGCAAACGCAGGTATCGGAGTTATTCAACTTTGTCGGACGATAGCAAATATAAAGCACCGATAGTTATTATATCGGTTGATAGTGGAAGCGGAACTGCAACATCATCGCCAAGTCTTCCTACGGCCAAAATCATTACAGGTGTACCAAATACACCTCCGGTAGTTGATTTTAGTGCCACACCACAAATGGGACTCGATCCGTTGACTGTGGCATTTACAGATTTATCTACAAATAATCCAATCTCCTGG